CATACCATCTATTGATGTCTTCTGCTGAATCAACGCCCTCATCAAAGTGCTCAAGAAATGACTCTTGAATAGCATACAAATCTGTTATCTCTCTTGCATAAAAATAATATAGAAGTTGTTCGCATTTTATATGTGGGAAAGGAAGTCTACGCATTCTAAACATTCTGTCATATACTCCAAGTGCCCCTAAAGGTCCTCCAGGAAATTGCTCAGTAAATGCATCAATATCTGTAGGCATTGTTGGAACAAATTCTACTGCAATATTAAGGTCTGGTGTAACCATATCTTTTATATATGCATTGATGATTGCTGGTGGCATATGAATATAATCTTTTCCATCTGCTATATGAAATGGAGAATTTACTCTCTTTGATATTGGGTCATTAGATTCTAACATTATGATACCTTCCCAAGTGATGCAGTTGCTACCCAGCGAGATCCAGTTGATACTCCAATAGATCTTCCGCCTCTTGCTCCTGCTGCAATATTCTCTTTAAATACTTTTGCATTCTTAAAATGTCCTGACAAACCGCTTGCCTGTAAAAATGATTGTTTAAAATAAACACTAAAAAATGAATCTAAAACTTTTGCAAATTGACCTTGTGACTGACCTCCAGGGTTATCAATAGTAACTGAATTTGGAGTAAATATTGTCTGTCCATCAATATCGAATGCTAAGACCTTTGCTTTTCTAGGTGCTATGGTAACGGGTGTTCCGTTTTCCATAATCTGCGCCTTGCTGTAGAAGGGTACTTTAGATCCATCTTTTATAGTAGTTGATTGTTTAAAACTGCTAGAGAATTTTAAACCTGTTGATGTTATTGAATAGTTTATATCGTACAGTCGTGACTCGGGGCTTCCTATCTGATACCACTCATATATATGATGAAGTGTTTGTGGGCTTACCCTCGCATTTGAGTCTATATATCCATATACAATTTCTGTAATCTCTGGTCCTAAATTTCTGTACATTTCTGCTTTACCATATTCAAGTCCTTCAAGAAACCCAAATGAATAGTCCATTATGTTTTTCATTTCTTTATTGAATGCTGCTGTATTAAACTTAAGGCTTATCATATTGTTGACACCTGGTTTTCAGATCTTCTAACAACTATTTTATAGTATTCAATTCCTCCAAATGGGCCTACGTATGGCTCGTTGGTTGCAATTTCAAATATGCTTGATTTGCCTGCTCGAACTCCTGCTGTCTCTACATATATGGGGTTTCCAGATGAGTCTCTAATATTAGTAATAACAATGTTTGTGATAGAAGTGGCTTCTTGTCGTTCTGAGATTCGAATGTCATTTTTTGTTCTTCCGTATAGGACTGAACTATGTGTTATGTTTACATTGGGGGTTACTTCTTCTTTTGCTTTAAGTCCCGCATAAGATAGGCTACAAGAAATTGTCTTGTCTATTAGCCACTGCTTTTTAACTTCTCCTAGATCACCTTGTGTAACGATTGGGTAATAAACATCAGCCAATAATGGGAAGGTAAAATCTGCAACTTCGCATAACATTAGATTATCCCTGGCTTGAGAATAGTATTTGAATACTTATCCAATATCTTATCTACTAGCATATTTCCTGTTCCGCTAAACACGGCTTTATCAAATTCAATTGTAAACTGATCTGTGTTATATGATGTTACATATCTCTTGTAATAATCTAGTTTACCGCACTTAATGTCTTCAATAAGTGCTCTTGTTGCAATCTCTACATCTGATGGAATAGTCTTATATCCTGCATCAACAATAAATGTGTAATCATATCCTGCTGGGAATGAAACTGTATTGTAACCATAATAGCCAAGGTCTCCTGTAGAGATTGGAAGGTTTAGTGGTGCATTTTCTGCACGATTCCAATTTCCAGTTAGTACTCTTTGCACTGCCGAATTATCTAGTGTAATTACATAGTCACAAATATTTGTTAATGGGGTGTTTACATCATAAACTAAAACATTATTTTCGTATACTTTTAAAATTTTATTCGTGTCGTGCCATAGTGGAAAGTAATCTGCTCCTTGGCCAACTGCTTGGATAACTTGCTTTTGGTTGTAAAATCCGTTTGGAATAATTGTATCAATAATTGCCCTTGCAAGAAGTTCGTGCATTCTATACTCAGAAACTTCTGAAGCGGTATCGCCAATTTTATTTGCATTGACGTATGGTCTAATAATATCCAGGTTTTCTTCATGCAAAATATTTACTTTTGCTGTATCATAAAACTTAATGTAAAATTTTCTATCAAAGTTTACTTTATCTAATGGCAAAACATATGTAATAATTCCATTGGCATTTGACTGCACTGTAGTTTCTACTACTGAGTGGTCCACCAGATCCTCAACAACCTGAACATACGTATAGTTGGCTATAGGTAGTGTCCAAGTAGTTGTAATAGGATAAGGTGGAACTCTCATTACCTCCATGAATTAGTTACCGAATTCCTTCGCAACTTCTTCTGCTGTAGCAATTCTGCAGTGATCTCTTGTTAACCAAGCCTCGGCTGCCTTTGAAGAAAGAATGTTATATCCATTATAGACTTTACCAAATTCTCCCCATGATGCATTTCTTGTAGAAAAAACTGCAACCTTATCTGATGTAAGTGGTGCAGATGGTGCAGCAGGTGCTGCATGAACTTCTTGTTCAACTGGTGCAGTCGATCCCAAGACTCCGTTATTGTCATAGCCTAATGATGGCTGTGGTGCAACTTCTGGTGCCTCTGGTGAACCGATAACATCGTTGTCTGATCCTGGCTCTCCTGGATGAACATAAAGAAAAGGTTCTGGATCTTTCCATTGTGGTGCGTCTTGAAGTTCAAGTAACTCTACATCATTGACTTCGTCAATCATTGCCTGATCTTCTTCGCTCATTGCTGGTTCAGGTGCTTCTGTAACCTCTGGGTTTTCTTCAACAATAGAAGATAGTTCTTCTTCTGAAAATGTCCCAGGAATTTCGTTATTTAGTTCTTCTGACATAAATATATCCTCCTTGTAGTCTTAATTGTATTATATCATCATAAAGTTAAAAAGGGGGCAGGAGAGTGAACTCCCGCCCCCCATTAAAGGTACTGTTTATAGATTATGCATCTACAGCAGCGTCAGCGAATGCAATTGCATCCTCTTCTTCCCACTGAATACCAAAGCGGACGAATACTGTGTATTCAATTGTGTCCTTCTTTGCTACGTATTCACGGTTTACAGTGATGTCACGTTGCATACCCCATACACGGTTAGCAGGGAATGTCAAGTCGACGTATCCTGCTGGGTAGTAAGGGACTTCCTGAACTTCAATTCCAAGAACACGAGTTGTACGTGCTCCACCGAATGTCTGTCCAAGTCCGTCTAGATAGTTCTGACGGTTTGCTTGTGTGCTTCCTGGCATCCGACCAGCGAATGCTTCTGCAACTGCATCTGCAAGGGTACCGTTATTCTTAACGATTCCTCCGAATACATCTGTACCTGCGTAGAACTTAAGATTATTCTTAAGTGCACGATACTTACGTGGCATTGCATTGATGATTCCCTGCATAACTTCAGGTGTCCAAGCATTATCTGCTACGGTTACAACTGACTCATGTGCGAATCCGTTAGTCTTGGTCTTCTTTACGAAACCAGTCATGATATTAAGGAATGGACCTGTTGTTCCATCACCATTGATTGCAAGGTCTTCGATATCATTTGCAAACGCATTTGTCATCAAACGTACTAGGTGATCCTCAAGAGCATCTCCTTCTACGCCATCTTCAAGTGCTTCAGCAGAAACTTCCCAGTCAAGACGAATCTTCTTTGTAGTTAATTCGACCTTTGAGAATGTTGCTCCTGTGTTTGTGTATGTACCATCAGCCTGTGCTGCTGAACGAATTACACGTTCTCCTACGTTTACCTTTTCAAGTTCCATAGTATTTGCTCGCATTGTGACCTTACGGCCATCATTTGCAAGTACAGTTGCATCCCAAACATAGTCAATAAAACGACGTGCCTGTTCAGGGCGCAAAATTCCAGATGCAGCAGTAGTCCCAGAAGGGTTTACGGCATTGGAACCAGAGTTTGAACCTAGGGTTGCTACTGGGGTATTACCCAATGTGCTTGCTCCTGGGTTAGAAACTCCGCCAATACCACCTGATACGAATGATCCTTGGCCTTGGTAGAGTCCTGGGGCTGTTCCGCCCACGTTACCAGTAGTTCCTGGTTGATTCTTTTCTATATTTTGTTCCGACATTTATTTCACCTCCAAGTGACTTTCTTACTTAAATAGATCGGTTGTTTTGAGGAAACTCCCGCCCCATAGGGATTTTTCAACCATTTCAGGCTGATCCTGTACAATCTCTCCGAGATCGCCAGACTTTCGGAAAGCAGTATCTTGTTCTACAAGTTCTACACGCTTACCAAATTCATTAAACACATTTGTTGCTGATGCAAGATCTTTTGCAACTGCTTCAAATGAACTCTGTGCCACTTCAATGTCAACCTTAGTAGACTTTAAAAGTTCTACTTCTGATTGCAATGACTTGACTATTTCTACTAGATCGCTAAAGGCTTTTTCAAGACCATCAGTTGTTTCTGTAACTGCATCTGCAACTACATCATCTGACTTAGGAGCCATTGGCTTCTTGTCTTCTGCTTCTTCATCAACCGCAGCAGCCTTTGAATCGCATTTGCATGCGTCCATTGACTCGCCACAATCTGGACATGTAGAAGCCTTTGTGACTTCTTCTTCTTTTGCGTCAGACTTTGAAGCGCATTCACATGCGTCCATAGCCTTTCCACAATCTGGACATGTAGAAGCCTTTGTGACTTCTTGGATATTAGCATCTGCCTCTGGAGCGACCTCTGTTACTTCAACTGCAATATCAGATTTCTCTACGATCTCTTCAACTGTATTTTTTGTTGATTTTGCCATAAGGTTTTCCTCCTTGTTAATCTTAGAAGTATTAATGCCTTTAGCACTATCAACTAAGAATTTTATCATTGTTACCTTTTCGTTATCCGTTTTTTCAACGAATCCTATGTTTTCCATTTGGCTTCCTGTTGTTGGGCTTAATTCATTTTCATTTTCAGAAACCATAACGATGCCAGACTCTTTATCATAAAAAACATTTTCCAATACTGTTTCATCTGCCTTAATGATGCTCATTCCATCAACCTTTTCTACAGACATAATATTTGCAAACTGATTTGCTGGTGAATCAACAAGACTCAACTCTACCAAATCATACTGCTTAATAATTCTAATTGCTTTATCTGACTTTTCATCATAGCCGTCATCCCACTTGTTCATTTTTCCACCAATAGAAAAACCTTGAAGTGTTCCATCAAGTACTTTTTCCCAAGTATCCTGTGCACCCTTTGAAACGTATGCAGATACATAAACTCCGTTATAAAACTTTTTTGTCTCTGGATCAAAATACTTGTCTGCTTTAAATGAAACCATTTTGCCTACTGCTAGTGGTTGATGCATTTCTCTAATATTCCCACGGAATTTTGCAAAAGCCTCCATTGATGCTTCTGCTGTTACAATGTCATCTTGCTTGTCAATATTATCAAGTGATGCAAATCCAGAAACGGTTCTTCTATTCTCATCAACTTTTGAGAATGGCATCGAGAGACGCAGATTTTCCCCATCTGAATTCCAATGGGCTTTAGATAGACTGTTCACCATTATATTATAAACCCCTTTTATACATATCTCATTATTCGGACAATTCAGACACATCAAACAAATCGTCTGACTTTCTTCCTTGTCCTTTAGGATTTCGGCCAGCGACTGTGGTGGTGCTGTCAGAATTGTTATTTACTCTTTCGCCATCTCTAGCCCTATTAGCAGTGGCATCTGCTGTTTGCTGTGGCTTCAGATCTAGTGGCTCATCCCCACCTTCTCTTTGTGGCATACCCAGAATAGAACGTGCTTCGTTTGGTGTCATAACTTGATTTTTGACATATCTTTCAAGAATTTGAGACTGAGTAATCTCATCAGTAAGCGTCAACTCATTAAACTTAAACTCAAGAATATCTGTCTTTTCTTTAATAACTTTGTTGATCATTTTTTCAAGTTGTGCCTGCGCTGGTCTTGCAACCTGCTCTTTAAATGTTCTATCTTGTGCTAATGCAGCAGCGATGGCTGATGAATCAGATCCACCCAACTTTGATAGTGGAACTTGGTGAGCAACAAGAATATCATCACGGTTTTGCTTGCGATATTCTTTAAATGACCCTTCCTGAATTCCAGCCTCAATAGGCTCCATCTTAAACTCAACTTTATTTGTATCAGAATCTGGAGGAAGTGGAATATAAAGAGTTCTATGGGACTGACCCTTAAGACCTGTCTGCAAGAATCTAAACATCTTATCTTCTGCATCTGCAGATAACTTTGCACCCTTTAATGTTACAACATATCTAGGAACAGCCTTATTTGAAAAATAATCAATATTGTACTGTGAGGCTAACTGGTCACCAATAAGTGATGATATTGCTGACATAATATCTGGTACGCCATAAAATGTATTGAGTGGAGAGTACTGCTTGAAATGTATAATCTCATTTGGTCTTGGATCATCAGTTACCATGTTCTGGTTTGATGCACCAAAGTTTTTGAAGTAAACAGTTTTATTACCAATAATTTGTATATAGCCATCTTTCAATCTTCTTACTCTAATTGTAGTTGCTGGAATATGACCAACATATCCAATTTCTCCACGTGTAGTTCTTCCAATTTCAAGATACCCATTACCAATTGCCTGGACATCTGTATAAACCTTTTCCATGGTACTTGTCAATGAGTCATCATCATTAAGAGATTCTAGCCAGTCTCTCATTTCAATCTTTGCTCGTTCAATTCTTTTTCTTGCACGATCAGTTGCACCATTATCAGTTGATGCTTCAAGTTTTAGCATTGTTCTTGGAGAAACCTCAAAATCATATCCAAGCCCTACAATGTTTTCAACCTTTGCATCAATTGCTGCATGATTTGCAAAAGATGTATCGTAATAGTTTGCTAATTCATAAACATTCCACGGAGGAGTAATTACATCAAAAAGACCGTAGGCATTTCTAAATACTGATCCAGGATTTATCTCTTTTGACTTTGCCCCATCAAGACCAACCTTGCCAGACCCTGAAGCCTCTAGGTATGAATCTGTTACTTCTGTTTTAGATAGTCTTGCTGCTCTTCGTTTAAAATTATTTGATAGCCCCGACAAATTTTTAAGGTCATCCCAGGACTTATTAAATGGATCACTTGCAACAAAGGCATTTCGTTCATCTTGAATTTGATCAATTCTTGCACCAACTAGAATATCATCGTTATCCATTATTCCTCATCTCCATAAAGAGCAATCGTGTCTTTTGCTGCTTGAACTGCACCAAGGTCATTCATTGACGGAATAAGACCAGACTTAAAACGATCTACCTGTTCTGAATACTCTTCTTCTGAAACTCTTGTTAGTCCTGGAACAAAGACTGCTGTGCCCTGACCGTCATCCCCATAATGCATTGCTGCTTTTTTAAGTTCAGATATTCGACCTATGTCATTTTTCATTGCTGGGATGTTTAGTACAGAGCCAGTTCCGTCTGTAAACCATTTACCATCAGACTTCTTATATACGTACAGACCCCAGTCATACATCTTATCAATGACTTGTCGTCTTACATTCTTTACTATTGGCTCGCCAGTTTCGGGGTTAATTAATGAATCCATAACCATTAGTATACCATATTACGTAGAAGTCTGTACTCCCTGTTGCCATCTAACGTCCGAGTTTACAGAATATTGATACTTTCCAACTATTAATGGCAAAGAGTCATCAATGATGAACCTATTTGTACCTATAAATGTTTTATATAGTGTTTCTGGGTCTACCCCATAAAGGCTTGTTGTTGCAACAACTAATACCTCATCCCAGTTAAAGTCTAGATCCCAGAAGGTCCATTCATAAAGATCCTCTGGGTCATTTGTAACTTTAACCCTAAACCAAGGCCTAGTCTGTAAGTCTCTAACTTCTGAAAGTCTGCTTGCATCATATAGAGATACGTTGTTAATTGTTACTGGTCCTGAAACCGACATCTTTCCATTAATACCTTTTAGATTTAGAAGATCTGAGAAATAGATACCCAGCATATCCCAGTGTCCAGCCTGAATAACTGGCTCACGGCTAACAATTCCATTAACATAAAAAGCAATACCACTTTCTACAATCCCTGTTCCAGCATTTACTGCATAAAGTTTTGCACGTTTCCCATCTGTTGTATTTGCAACTAGGAAGATATCTATAAACCTAGTTCCATTATCAAAATTTAAAATTTTAATTGGAGAGAATGGGAAAAACTCATAGTCATACCTTAATGAGAATTGTGCTGCCATTAAATTATATGAAGATGACTTAGAGGAATTAATAGGAATTGCAATACCTCTATCAGAGCCATCTTTAAAATCACCCTTGATAGAAATTCCACTATCTCTTGTTAGATATAGATATGGAGTGCTTTTCTTATAAATGCTATATGGGTTTGCAGTTTTGTAATCATAATAAAGTCCAGACTTTGTATATGGATAAATGTCTGTTCCAAACTTTGTTCCAATTGGATTGAAACCATCTTCACTAAATGACTGAGACGATAACTGTAACTGTTTTATTGACATTGGCAAAGATAGCATTGATCTTGTGATCATATCTACTGAAACCGAGATTGACAGGTCTTCAAAATTTACACCTGCTGGTGGATAAATAACCATCCCGTCAACAACCTCATAGGCTGTATTTATCCATTCTGCCCCTGCTTTTGCTATTCCATTTTTGTCAGGTGCGAATTGACGAATATAGGCAGAGTCTGGAGTTTGTCCAGATGCTTCAGTATATTCAAAAGTTATTCTAGTCCTTATTGGATTTTCTGATGTATCATAAGAATATGTTTTTTCAGATCTGTTTTTTAAGTCTAAATAGTCATTATAGTTAGTATAAAGTTGATTATTTAAATAGGCGTAACTGTTAAATTCTTCATTACTATATGCCTGTTTTAAGTCTTCATATTTCCAAGAGCCAGTGCTTTCAACTGTAACAAATTTGCTTGGAGATGGGACAGAGATATTAAATTGTAAAAAGTCAAGATCATAATATGAATCCCCATATGAGTCATTTACATATTTACCAAAATAGGTTAATGGTAAAGTTGTTTTCCAGTATCCATGGCAGCCAATATCAATTTTAAATGACCCCATAAAATATTGAGGAAGCAAAGAGTATGAACTTACTACCGACCCAATTTTTGAAGAAACATAAGATGATACGTTTCCTCCATCTGCAAGTGTTGACCAAAAATTTGTATTATAAAATTGTGCATCATAGTCAAACTCTCCAACCTGTGGACCAGCGGAATAGTCATTAAACACGTTTTCATAATCTAATGGAACGCCTCTATCTGAAAAGCCATATGAGACTAAGTCAAGGGTATCTTTATTTGCAAAATGAATACCAAATATTTTGCCACTAAAGGTGCTTGCAAACTCTTTTGTTCCAGCAACGTATACCGAAAGTGCAGCCCTATTACCAAAAAGTGAAGCAGCGCTACTTCCAAAAGCGTCTATAAACTTATCAATACTTATTCCAGCAATAAAAGGAGATCCTGCAAGAACCCCCTCTGCATAGTATACTGTTGAAATACTCTCTCCATTTTTAAATTTATACCTTAAAGTTTCTCCAACTAACTCTAAAGAAAAATAGTTTCCACTGGAAGAGTCTTCAATTCGAATTAAAACCTGAACGTAACTTTTATGCTCTGCAATCTTAAACACTCCATAGACAGCCTCTGTCCTATCTGTTAGAATATTTAACTTATCAAAATGTATATATCCATTTGTTGATGACCAACCTGCTGAAGGCCTCAACGTTAAAAAATTGCCATCGCTATCGTTCTGAATTGTAGAATTATCAAGATAAAAATTATCATAACTCTTGTTAGAAAAAACAAAATCAGGCAATTTATAGTTTGGAGTTGACAGAGTATTATTTGTTACTGATAAGTTTGTGAAATATCCACTTGCCCAAGATCCTTGGTCTGGGTAGGAATAGTTGTTGGTGTATTTAGAAAATGGATAATCAATTACAGTAGATGTACCACCATATGAAGAGTTGAGAATTTCTGGATATTCAACGCCCTGACCGTAGACAAATCTTCTTTTTGCAACCAAGGATGGAACCTTGTATGGGTATATTGCAATTGCATCAATATCAAACTGGGTTACTTCTTCGTATGAATAAAAGCCAATCCAGTCATTGTTAAAGTAAGTGTTTCCTATTTTTGTAATTTTATCTGGTAGAGATATACTGTCAATATCAATAGAAATTGAAATAACCTCATCCCCATTAATCAATAAACTTGTATTATTTATCCCCATTCTTAAGTCAACAAGCATTGGCCTATACCACTCATCTATTCCATATGATTTGGTATATTCCCCAACTTTTAAAATTAAATTATTTTTGTATGCATATAGACCATCTTCTGATGCTACTGGACCAACAAGTCTCTTTGGGGTTGAACAATCTGCAAAAATTCTTAGCCAAAATTCTAAAGTTTTTTCTTCATATTTTCCAGACTCATTTAAAAAGCCACATCCTGGAAATATAAAAGATGGCTTGCCATCGCTATTTGGAATTATGTGCGTTACATTTGATGATCCGAATACTAGTGGAATTCCAGAGTTCTGTGCAAGAAGTCTATTATTATTTACAAGATAATACCCTGGAGAATTCTGCAATCCATATGATGGTGCTGGAATAGCATCGTGCCCTGCCAAGGATCTAACAGTTGAAGGAACTTGAATTTTATTAACGCCCAGAGATTTTGCACTGAACTCTTCATTCCATTGACCAACAGTTATGCCATTAACTAAAAACTTATAGTCATCTAGAACTCCTCCAGGAATATAAGATATCTTTAAGAATGGTCTAAAGTAAACATCTTGTCTTGGAATTATGAATGTGTCAGAAACGTTAAGCCATTTTTTACCTATGTTTATATTAAAAACTTTAGAAATAATCTCAGTTGTTGCAGATGTTGAATCGTAGTATTCATACCCAATTTCAACACTACTCAAATATGTGCTGGGGGAATAGACATATCCTCCAATAGAAAATACTTTTAAATTTTGGTCAAAGTCTGTAAACTTACCAAAATCTGGGCTTGTTGCTTTAACGTATGTTTTATTTATTTCACCATTTAAACTTGAAACTACGCTATCTGAGAATGGTTCATTTTCAGATGTTCCAATTGCTCCAGATCCATTTTCAATATCCCAAAGATATACTGATCTTTTTAACTCTGAACTAACAAAAGAAATGTAGTCTGCTGTATCATCAAGCGACCACATGGCTGTTGGTTGCTCAGAATAAATCTTTTCTGCATAGATATTTGATGGGTTAGACATAGGTTCTCCTAGTCTATTTTATCACACAATGCGAGTAAACCAGCGTGGTGTTGTAAATCTTGTACCCGCAATTATCTCTTTGACCCCATGAACATATCTAGGCTGATCTGGGAAACACAACAAGTCTCCTGGCTCTGGCTTAATTGAAATTTGATAGTCTGGGAAATAAATTTCTCCGCCTTCATAGTCATCATTCAAATACACAAGAGTTGCAATATCGTTTGGCCTTGAAGAATCAAAATGCTCATGCATTCCATGACCTTCTTCAAATTTTGCAATATGAGTCTTATGTGGATTGAATGGTTCAAAAGATTCTCCATAAGTGCTTAACACGTGGTTATAAACCTTAAGTGCATACTCTTGCATTAGTTCTAGGATAGAAGCATCATTTGCCTCAATCTCATGATATGTGTAAACCTTAAATTCCTTTTCGTTATTACCGTGCATGGTAAACCCATTAGGGAAATTCTTTGCATGGTTATAAATTTTTGCAGCATCATCTGCATTCATAAAACCTTTAATGTGATGTATCTGTGACACGTAGTCCTCCATTATTTCACCTTTATTTCGCAGTAGTCTGTTGTACAGTATGCTTCGCCCATTGCTTCTAGATTATCTACTCCATCGTAAATTGCTCCAAAGTCAATATGCTTTAACTTACCTACATAACCATTATACTCCTCTTCAGAGATCTGAGTATATGGCTGTTGTGGATATGTGTGATTTCCCATAGGAAGGAATGACACTGCCTTTAATTGTCCCTCGTACATATTTAGTGCTGGAACAATATGCTTTGACTCTGTTTCTTTATCAAATGACAGGGTTACAGAAACACCATTGTCAGACCAGTACTTCTGAGCGGTTGCAGCAAGAGCAATCTTTTCGAATAATGTTACTTCCTTTTCAGATCTTGGATGACCCGATTTGATTGGGAAATACACGACTGATGTATTTGCTGATACGACGTCGTCTTCAATATTATATCCCGCTGCTTTAAACAAATGAACCATTGGATCCGTATTACCAAAACGAATAGCACGAAGGAAGAATTCTCCTCCAGGACCCCAGTGAACTCCAGGAGTTGCACCAGAAAGAATTGAAACTGATCCTGATGGCTTAACTGTTGTTACACGAATTGATTCACGAACACATAGCCATTCAGAGTACTGATGATCATAATGACGGATTTTGTTATAGCCCTCATCCATCCATTCACGAACTGTTGGCAAACCCTTTTGATCTGCAAATGATGCAATACCTGTTAGTGATGTACCAATACGACGGTTGCGTTGCATGATACCGTTTGTTTGTGGCCAATGCGTTGGAACAAGTGTTACAGTCTTTCCATAAAGGTATGCAAACTTCAGGGTACGCAGGAAGTCCTCCTTAGATTCATGACGATTTAAGTGCACTTCTACAAGTGTACATAGTTCATATGATTCCAATGGCTGCTCCGCACATGGATTAAAGCCCATCACACGATAGTCTTTTCCATCTGGCGCATCCTTTAGTCTGCCATAATTACGAGCAACATCAAGCCAGATAAAACCTGGTTCTCCGTTTTCTGTAATTAAATCTACATAGTCTTCGTACTTTGTTCCTACTTCTGCTGAAATAGAATTATTAGACATCCAAGCCCAGCCTGGATTTTCTGGATCAAATGAGTTACGCTCTGGGAATAGTTCTGAATTCTTTAGATTCATGAATGTTTCATCCCCCGCATTACCCAAAGCAAGTGTTGCTGATCGACGAACATTTCCTGATACTACGCATGTACCAATAAGGTTTACAAGGTCTACGATGGCACGAGAATCCAGCGTTTCACCCGCTCTGGAGCCAATTACACGGTCTATATGGTCGTGCAACTTGATAAGAGGTGCAGGCCCTGATGCAACGCCTCCAAAGCCCTTAATAGGGGCTCCAAGAGGTCTGATTAAATCGTAGTTAAATTTCTGAATACTTTGGTTTGCTCTAAGATATGAGTTGATTAGAAGTCTGACTGATTCAACCCATCCTTCACGAGTGTCTGGAATTTCGAACACCTGTTCAGGTTCTGTTGGGGCATAGATTGAGAAATTCTTATCCTGTCCAACTGTGTCAAATCCAACACCAATTCCTAGCATTAGTGCATCCATAACCCAAGCAAACAAAGCCCCTGGATCATTCTTGTCAAGGTCTTTTGTTGATACCATTGCACAGTTTTGAAGTGCTGCAGAGTTCTTCTTTTCCATAACCATTGGAGTTCCAAATGCCCACATACCACGGCCTGGGGGAGTCCACTTTAAATTAAACATTCTGTCAAAAGCCTCTTGTGCTGACTTTTGAGCCTTGTAATCATTCCATGGTAGGCGGTTCTCTTTAGCGTGATTCTTTTGAACTGAATACATACCCTCAATTACTCGACGACAAACCTCGTGCCATCTTTCTTTAGTTCCATCTTCTTTCATTCTGGAGTACGTCCTTATAAAGGTGATCTCTCCAAGTGAATTCTCTGCTGCATCTTTAAACCCAAATGGGCTTTCAACGCTCTTATATTTTTCAACAAAGTCTTCTGGAAGCCTAAAACTAAAGAAATCTGACATGTATTATCGTCCTTTCAAAAACGGATTAAGTGTTAAGTATAGCAGAGTTTTCAAAAAAACAAAACTCTACCTAAAGGTGTTATTGAGAGTTAGTTAAAACTCATACCTCTGTGTGCATCTTTTGTTTTTTTAGTAAGTTTATTAAATATCACAGTTTGCTCTATTCCAGTTACAGGACACTTTTGTACTACTGATCTGTATCCTAATAGGTGACGAATAAAGTTTTTAATCATAGAATTGGAACCCAATGTTGCTCTGGGGAGCCTTTCATATTTTGCAATGGAGATACATCATAGGCAATTGTAATTCTATCTTTTTCAAAAGGCCAGTTGCTAATACCATGAGCATGTCCAGTTTCAGAAAGGATTGCACGGTTATTAACATTAACATTTAAAAACTCTGTTTCTCCTGAAATCATATATTTTGTATATGAAGGTTCTGCATTGACACAGTAATATCCATGGAAATCTGGAGCGCCTTGCCCATTTAAATGATCATGAAGATATGTATTTGGTAGTGGCTCTGGCTTGCTATTCTTGTCAGCATTAAACCATCCTTGAATCATATAGTTTTGACTTTTAGCATCGATGCCATAATATTCGCAGGCTTCTAAAACCATGTCGCTAATTGAAGAATATAGCGCTCTAATATTCTCGTCATGGAACTGGAAAATATTATACTTTTCTCCTAGTTGAGTAGTAAATGATGCTCTATCTACTGACTCATAATCATTATTTTTTACCCCTGGAACATTTTCAGAAGAAAGTCTTTCTTTAAGACTTAAAAGAGAAGTCTCAAATTTTGGAAGATCTAGTTCTAGGTGTCTTTCAAAAAACTTATGATTTGGTTTTACCATTGCTATCATGCTAAAGGAATCCAATGCTGCTCTTGATCCATTCCAAACTTTTGAATATCTCTTAATGGGATAACATCATATGCAACTGTAATTCTTGGACCTTCCCAGTCCCAATCTGCCATTGAGTGTGGGTGTCCCATTTCAGAAAGGATTGCACGATCATTTTTATTATGGTTCTCAATCTCTTTGTCAAAAACCTTATAGTATGTAATTGAAGGCTCTGCGCTTACAGAGTAATATCCGTGGAAGTTTGGAGCACCTGTTGGACCATGATCATGCCAGTCTAATTTACCTTTGCCTGTATGTGTAATGTTAAACCATCCTTGTAGCATAAACTTTTCTTTTTCAAAATCAAGACCATAATATTCACATGCTTCAATAGTCATATCTTTTACTGATTTATACAAATTATA